AGCAACTCACTCTTAATTTAGATAGTGTAACTATCGTTGCAACTCAAAATCCTACTGTATTTATAACAGGTCAAGAACTAACAACAATTTTAGGAGAAGTAGATCCATCTCCTGATGCTTTTGTTTCAGGAACTCAATTAAATTTAAATTTAAATGGTGTATCATTAACAGGTGATGCTAATGTAAGTGTTACCGGACAAGAATTAACTATAACATTAAATAGTGTAACTCCATTAGCTAACGCGAATGTAGATGTTACTGGAACAACTTTAACTACAACTTTAGGAAATGTAGATCCAGGACCTGATGTTGCAGTCACTGGTCAACAATTAACTTCAAATTTAAATAGTGTAAATATTGCTATTTTCCAAGATGGTTTTGCTAGCGTTACAGGTCAAGAATTAACAGCTTCTTTAGATTCAATAACGGTTTTATTAGATACCCCTGTTGATGTATTAGGACAACCATTAACAATGGCTTTAAATTCAGTTACAATTGTATTAAATACTCCTGTAGATGTTACTGGAAATACATTGACTATGTCACTAAATAGTATTAATAATCAAATTTGGACAGTTGTTAATACAGGAACTCCAGCGACTTGGACGAAAATTAACACGGCAGCATAAATATAAAATAGGATTGATATGGCATCAAGTTATTCTACAGACCTAAAACTAGAACTCATGGTCACTGGCGAACAAGCTGGTCTATGGGGTGATATTACAAATACAAATTTAAACATTTTACAACAAGCGATAGCTGGTTATGAATCAGTTGCATTAAATGCAACAACAGGTGCTACTTTAGCTTTTTCTAATGGTATATTATCAAACGGTAAAAACGCTGTTTTAAATTTAACTGGAACTTTAACATCTTCAGTTAATGTTATTATTCCAGATAGTGTTGAAAAAGTTTACACTGTTAAAAATTCAACATCAGGTGCTTTTGCAGTTACTTTTAAAACAACTTCAGGATCAGGGGCTACTTTTGCAGCAGCTGATAAAGGTGTAAAACTATTATATTCTGATGGAACTAACGTTACAGATGTAAATTCACAGCTAAAAACAATAAGCTTATTTACATTACCCACAGCGGATGGCACTTCAGGTCAAGTAATTCAAACAAATGGATCAGCTCAACTATCCTTTGTTACACCATTTTCAACAGGAAAAGCTATTGCAATGGCAATCGTTTTTGGATAATATAAACAAGGAGATAAAATATGGCAGCACCAAATATAGTAAACGTAACTACGATAACAGGTAAGACAACCTACGCGGCTCTTACAACAACTCTTACGACAGTCCTGCTTGCAAATTCTGCAGCTTCAGGAAAAGTTTTTAAAATAAATTCAATCATGGTTGCAAACGTAGATGGAACTAATGCAGCTGATGTAACAGTAGATATTAATACTGCAGCAGCAGGTAGTGGAACATCTTATGCTTTAGCTTCCACAATTTCCGTACCAGCAGATGCAACACTAAATCTAGTTGACAAAAACTCATCTTTTTATTTAGAAGAAGATAAATCAATTTTAGGTGGAGCAAGTGCAAACTCTGACCTTGAAATAGTTATTTCGTACGAAGAAATAAATTAATCGGGAGTTCAGGCTATGTCTAATGGCGGAATTATCGGTCCAGTTCAAAATCCTCAACGAGGATCTGTCACAACAACATTTACAGCATCAGGAACTTATACATCACCAGGATTCGGTCCAGGTTCAGCAACTGTTTTATTAGTAGGAGGCGGTGGAAAAGGTGGAACTAACATAGGTGGTGGTGGGGGTGCGGGAGGTTATTTAGTAACTTGTAAAACTATAGCTGTTTCTACACCTTATTCAATTACAATCGGTGGAGGTGGTGGAACACCTGTAGGAAACCCCACAACTGGATTTTGTTCAACTGCTGGGGGAGGTGGTTTAGGTGGTAATCAACCTAGTGGTGCTGGAACAGCAGCTCCTTTAGGATCAGGAGGTGGTGGAGCACCTGGACCTGGAGGAAGCCCGAGTTTTGGTGCTGGAGGAACAGGCGGAGCTCAAGGAAATAATGGAGGTGCTGGAGCAACTAATACTAATCCTGGTGGTGGTGGAGGTGGTGCTGGAGCAGTTGGAAAACCTGGATCAGATCCTGGAGGAAATAATGGAGATGGAGGTGTTGGAATACAATCACCTATAAATTCTACTTTTTTTGCTGGTGGTGGAGGTGGAGGTACAAATGGAACACCCGCTCCGGAAGGAGGAAATGGTGGAGGTGGAGCAGGAGGTCCCTCTCCAGGTGGAGCTGGAGTTGCTGGTACAGCCAACACTGGAGGAGGTGGCGGAGGTGGAGGTACTTTTTCTGGAGCTGGAGGAAATGGTGGATCAGGAATAGTTATTGTAAAACAAAATCAGGCAACACCCACAATTGAAACAGCACCAGGAGTCTGGTCACTTAGTGACGCATATAATTACAAGAAAGCTGGACAATGGGTAGTGGCACCAGTTGATGTAGATTATTTAGTAGTAGCGGGAGGTGGATCTGGATCCAGAAATGCAGCAGGAGGAGGTGGAGCAGGTGGTTATCGTACATCTTTTCCAGGAGGAACAAAATTAACATTAACAGGTGGAACATCTTATCCAATAACCATTGGAGCAGGAGCAACTAGATCACCTGCTGTAGTGCAAGGTCCTTCAGGTAGTCCTTCAGTATTTTCAACAATTACATCAACAGGTGGAGGTGGAGGAGGAAGAGGTTGTACTCCATCACCTTGTGCACATGCAGGAGCTCCAGGAGGATCAGGTGGAGGAGGAGGTGGAAATGATCAAGCTGGAACAGGTGGAACAGGTAATTCACCACCAACAAGCCCACCACAAGGAAATCCAGGTGGAACTGGAAATGCATCAGCTCCAGCTTACGGAGGAGCTGGGGGAGGTGGAGCTGGAGGCACAGGAGGAAATGGTAGTTCTTCTTCTGGAGGAGCAGGAGGAGCAGGTTCTGCAAATAGTATTTCAGGTTCACCAGTAACTTACGCAGGTGGTGGAGGAGGTGGATCTTACGCTACAGGTGGAGCAGCAGGACCAGGAGGTGGAGGAGCGGGAGTAGGAAATTCTGGTACAGCTGGAGCAGGAACAGCCAATACTGGAGGAGGTGGTGGAGCAGCAGGACCAGGAGGAACAAATGCAAATGGTGGATCAGGAATAATTATTATAAGAGCACCAGGAGATGCTGGAATATCCGTAGCCCCAGGCACAAATACAGTAACTACATTACCAGCCCCAGCAGGAGGTTGCAAAGTAGCGACATTTACAGTATCTGGAACATTAACAACATAAATTTATGCACTTTCATTTTAAAAAGAATTGTATTATAATAACAAATAGGAGTTAAAAAATATGGCACATTTTGCAGAAGTAAACAGTTATGGTTTAGTATTAAGAGTTGTCGTAATAGACAATAATGACGTCAACGCAAACGGTGGTGATCAATCAGTTGGAGCTGAAGAAAAAGTTAAATCTATAGTTCCTTTTACAACAGGATCAAGATGGGTTCAAACTTCTTATAACAATAATTTCAGAAAACAATACGCTGGAATTGGTTATACGTTTGATTCTACAAAAAATAAATTCATTGCACCTCAACCTTTTGCATCCTGGTCACTCGATGCTAATGACGACTGGCAAGCACCCGTTGCATATCCAACAGTTACAACTTATGGAGATAATGTAAGATACTTTATTTCTTGGGATGAAGCTGGACAAAGATGGATTGGTAAAGACGATCAAAATAATTCATTCGCTTGGTCACCTGAAACTTCATCTTGGATTGCTACAGGCAATTAAAGAATTTTAAAAACGGAGTAAGATCATGGGATCACCCAATGGCGGTATCATAGGAGTAATTAATCCAACATCGTTTGGAAAATGTACTGTCACATCTAAAACGTCATCAAGCCCATTAACCACGCAACCTGGAACTAGATTAGTCAATGTTGCAGTTGTAGCTGGTGGTGGAGGAGGTGGTGGTGGAGAACCAGGTGATAACGTTTCAAGTGGAGGAGGCGGAGGAGGTGGTTTAAGAAATATTTCAAATATACCAGTTTGTGGAGCAACAGCATATCCAATTACAATAGGAGGAGGAGGTGCTGGAGGACCTGGTACTACTCCTGGAGGAAGTGCTGGAACTAGTGGAACTGATTCTTCTGCACTTACTTATACGTCTACAGGTGGAGGTGGTGGCGGAAAAAAAGCAAATAATGGTTTAACAGGAGGTTCTGGAGGAGGAGCTGGTGAAGATACAGGACCTGGACCAACTCCAGCAACGGGAGGAGCAGGAAACACTCCACCAGTAAGTCCTCCGCAAGGAAATCCAGGAGGAGGTGGAGCAGGAACTCCGACTGCTAGTGCAAATAGATCAGGTGGAGGAGGTGGATCAAGTGCTTCAGGTGGAACTGCTACTCCAAGTGCAGCTGGAGCGGGTGGAGCTGGTTCAAATATTTCAGGTTGTTATCCAGGAACTCCAAATTCAGGAGTTTATGCAGGTGGAGGTGGTGGATCAGGACCTACAGGTGCAGCAGGAGGAACAGGTGGAGGAGGAGCAGGAGGTAATTTTCCAGGAACGGGTACTGCTGGTACAACAAATACTGGTGGAGGAGGTGGTGGATCTGCAGGTACAACAGCAGGCGGAGCCGGCGGTTCAGGAATCGTTATCGTAAAAGAATTAAACAAGGCCAGTGGATCGTGGCCGTTGAGTGCACAATTTAGAAGCAGGAAACAGGGAACGTGGCCGTTGGCACCTTATTCAATAGATTATTTAATTATAGCTGGAGGTGGTGGTGGTGGCGCAACAGGTGGTTCACAAAATACTGCTGGAGGAGGTGGAGGAGCTGGTGGTTATTTAACAGGATCATTAACTGTGACTAGTGGAAGTGTATATACAGCAACAGTAGGAGCTGGCGGAGCTGGTGGTAGAAATAATGGTGTTAATTCATCACTTACAGGAGTCACCGCTGCAGTTGGTGGAGGTGGAGGTGGTAATTCAAGTGAAGCTGGAGGAATTAAAGCTGGTGCTAATGGTGGTTCTGGTGGAGGCGGTGGAGGTGGTTCAGGTGTAGCCGCTGGAGGTACTGCAACATCTGGTCAAGGTAATGCTGGTGGAGCATGGTCAGGTTCTGGTAATGAAGCAGCAGGTGGCGGTGGAGCTGGATCTGTTGGTTCACAGAATAATGGTTCAACAAATGGTGGTGCGGGTGGAAATGGATTAGCTTCTTCAATAACAGGTTCTTCAGTAACAAGAGCTGGCGGTGGTGGTGGTGGATCTTTTGGTGTTCCTGCTGGAGCTGGAGGAACAGGTGGTGGTGGAGCAGGTGGAACAAGTGGTAGTGGTACGGGAACTTCTGGAACAGCTAATACTGGAGGTGGAGGTGGAGGTAGAGGTGGTGCAGGTGGTTCAGGAGTTATTATATTAAGCATACCAACTGCTAATTATTCAGGAACAACAACTGGTTCTCCAACAGTTACAACATCTGGTTCTAATACAATACTTGTATTTAATGCATCAGGAAGCTATACAGCTTAATTTACACTTTACAAATCCTATAGAAAATAATATATAGAATTTAGAAATGAACCTGAATAACTACTACTACTATTTTCAAAGTGCACTTACACCTAGATTTTGTGATGAATTAATTAAATATGGAATATCACAACAAGAACAATTAGCTCTTACAGGTGGTCAAACTACAAAAATTAATGAAGGCAAACCACTTGATGATAAAGATATAGTAGATTTAAAACAAAAAAGAGATTCAAATATTGTTTGGTTAAATGATCGTTGGATCTATAAAGAAATTCAACCATTTATACATCAAGCAAATAGATTAGCAGGTTGGAATTTTGATTGGGATTTTTCAGAGTCTTGTCAATTTACAAAATATAAATTAAATCAATTTTATGATTGGCATTGTGATTCATGGGAAACTCCTTATGCAAATAAAGATAATTCAGATACATTTGGTAAAATTAGAAAATTATCTGTTACATGTTCATTATCAGATCCTAAAGATTATGAAGGTGGAGAATTAGAATTTGATTTTAGAAACATGGATCCTGATAAACCAACTGTGAAAAAGTGTGCTGAAATTGCTCCACGTGGTTCAATTGTAGTATTTCCATCTCACGTTTGGCATAGAGTTAAACCCGTAACGAAAGGAACAAGATATTCATTGGTTATTTGGAACCTTGGATATCCATTTAGATAATGGCAAAAACAGATCAATTACAAGCATCAGTTTATTTTAGCTCACCTGTTTATTCTATAGAAATTCCAGAATGGGTAGATGATGCAAATAAAGTTTGTGATAAATATATTAAAGATGCTAAAAAAAATAATGCAAAAATTATTAAAGAACGAGAAAAGAAATTTGGTAAAAAAGTAGGTGATCATGGAATGAGTTATCATTCTACATCATTAGTTGGAGATCCTGCTTTAAAAGAATTACAAGATTATATTGGAGCAACTAGTTGGAATGTTTTAGATCATATGGGTTATGACTTAACTAACTATGAATTATTTTGGACTGAATTCTGGGTACAGGAATTTGGTGAAAAAGGCGGCGGGCATCACGAAGGTCATATACACTATGATAACCATATATCTGGTTTTTATTTTTTAAAATGTAGTGAAAAAACTTCAATGCCTGTTTTCCATGATCCAAGACCAGCTAAACTTATTACACAGTTACCATTAAAAGATGAAAAAGAAATTACACTTGGAACACATCAAATACATTACAGACCAAAACCAGGTACAATGATATTCTTTCCAGCTTACATGGAACATCAATATGTGGTAGATGATGGTGTAGAACCTTTTAGATTTATACATTTTAATCTACAAGCTGTGAGAAGAATGATTACAGATACTGTAAGAAAACAAACTAAAGGAGAAGTATGAGTTTTAAGAAAAATAAATATGCAATTATAAAAGGAGCAATATCAGAAGATCTTGCAAAGTTTTGTTATGATTATTTCATGATGAAAAGAAAAGTTGCAAGAACAATGTTTGATACAAAATACATTAGTCAATTTACGGAATATTTCGGCGTGTGGAATGATGCTCAAGTTCCTGAAACATATTCACATTATTCTGACATTGTAATGGAAACATTACTTGTAAAATTACTTCCAATCATGGAAGAGACAACAGGATTAAAATTAAATTCAAATTATTCTTACGCTAGAATTTATAAAAAAGGAGATGTATTACATCGTCATAAAGATAGATTTTCATGTGAGATATCTACAACTATGCATTTAGGTGGTGGTTGTTGGCCAATATATTTAGAACCAGATGC